TATCATGTAATAAGCAGGCTGCAAGTATTACATCTCTTTCTTCCCCAGAAACACTATATGAATCACATATAGTATTAGCTATTCTTGTGACTCTTTTTGTATGTAAAACGTTACCTCCACGACCATGCTCATCGGGTGGATGATATTTGCCAGAAAAACTTGATGGGACTATCCAAAAATCAGATGCCTGAAGTAAAACAGATCTAACAAAAGACCTAATTGCTTCATCTGAAATAAGATTTATTTCTTCAAGAAGAACTTCAAGGTACTCATCTTCCTGTTGTACGTATACACTTTTGTCTTCTTCAAGGATATCATCTAATATACTTTTTTTATTCATTTCCATCCTGTCCATTTTGAGCAAGGTTCGTCAAAGGGGCATTTTTTACAATAAGAAATTAAACCTCTTCTTGGAACAAACAATTGCTTGGAGGATATTGTATCACACCAATACTCGAAAGCGTCTATGTCTTCTTGTGTTATTTCATACTCAATAAACTCATGATTGCTAGATACGAGATCAATATATCCAAATTTAGTTTTACCAAGTCTACTTGGATGTTTGTTTTTAAAACCTAAATACATAGATGTAAAATCAACTTGATACATGTATCTATGGTTGGTTTTATAATTAAAAAGAAATTTAACAACAAAATTATTTTGTGCGTTAGAATAAATTAAGTCAAATTTATCTTCAATTTTTGAATTTGATCCAGAAAACGCAAAGTAATCATCACTAATTGATATTGGTATTAGTTTGGTATCAGAATATGTTTCATAAAATTTTAAAAGTAGTGCAGCTGCTTTAGAAGTTAAATTTGCAACATTTCCATACATACTTTCATGCTGCTCAGTTATAATATCATAGTGATCTGTATTTTTAGGAAACCATAGCTTTTCCCATCTATTAAGCAAAGATGCGTAAGATGGTGTAATCCCAGCTTGTTTCTTAAACCAAAAATAGTATAATATGTTTTTTATAGTTGTCTCAAATTTGTTAGTATATATATCTCTAGAGTATATTTTTTCAGGAAGTTCTTCCCTATATCTATAATCATATAATCTTTCGCATGTTTGGAAATCTTTTATTGCAGGTACAGTTAATTTTAACATCAATCAAAACCCTCTCCATTTAATAACTGCTGAAGATCAGAATCTTTTTCATACATTGAATCGTCAGCTATTTCATATTGTTCGTATATTTTCTTTTCATCGTTATATCTAACTAAGGGTGGATCATACAAAAACGCTGATCCTGTAATTCTATTTTTAGGTATCTGAAGCTGCATAATGTTTTCATCTTCAGTTTCATCATTTGTTGCAAGTCGTTTTTCTGTAATAAATATTGTCACTGCGCATTTCTGTTGAATGGCTAATGAGCCACCAGTATCAGACTGTTGAACAACTTCACGTTTCTCTTTCATTCTATTTGAATTTTCCTGTGCAGTTATTATTAGAACACAGTTCATATCTCTGGCTAGTTTTTCTAATCTAACCATCATTTCCTCAAATTCACCCCAACGTGGCCTACCTTTACCACTACCTCTTGTAAACATAGACTGAATAGTATCTATAATAACTACATCTGGGAGCTTATCGTTATGACCAATCAAATCTCTCAACCATACTTCTAGGTCCTCAAAGTAAGGAGTTTCTGGATCATGCCTAACCATTAGACGATCTCCCCATTGTTTAAGTTTACCAGTAAATATACTAATATATTGTTTTTTTTCTTCTTGAGTCCATTTATCTACTTCTGCATAAACATTTTTTCCTATTATTTGAGTCATTAAAACTCTTTCCCAATGACCCAATGCTTCTTCAAAGTTTACATATAAAACTCTATGGCCAGTGTCTAGCCAATGATTTGCTAGACACTTAGCAAACGTACTCTTACCTTTACCTGAGGGGGCGATTATTGCATGAACAGCACCTTTAAAAAATCCACCATCATCCGTATAGCCCATAGCTCTATTTAGTGATTTGAACTGTGTCGGCATGAAGTCAGGTACATTTAAAAGACTATCTGCTCTTTGAATTATGTCATCTGCTGTTGTTAGTTTTTCAAATGGATCATAGTTAATTGAATTTTCTAAATCTTTTATAGAGGATGTTAAAAGACTTATGCGTCCTATATCTTCTGATGATTTATTACCTTTTTTATTAATTAAAATCTGTAATTCTTGAAGGTAATTTATCTGTCTTCTCTTATTGGCTTTATGCTTTAAAAGTTCTACAATTGATTCTTTGTCAGTTGGATTTACACTTAATATGTAATCCAACATAACTGAAACTCCAGCTGCCCCCCCAAGTGCATCATAGATGTCTGTTTCCTCTGAAAGCCATGATCTAAAAGCAACTGGATCGACTTTTTGCAGATTAGTAGCTTTGTAAAATGTTAAAAAGGCTTGATATAATTCATGCACACCTTTTTCCCCATGTATCAAACCAACAATTTCTTGGGGAAGATTTTCGCTAAAGAATTGGATTGCTCCATCTTGCTTTAGGCATAATGAAAAAGCTTGATACTCAATTGGTGTTTCCTGAAACTGTTCTATATCATCTAGTGTCATCAATTTTTTTTGCCCTTTAATTTTTTATAAAGATATTTTTTATACTGAGAATTTTTTTTCTTCATTTCTTGATAGTATTTAGAAGATGTAACAGATATTTTTCCATTATCTTTTGTCGGCATCGGTGTAGATCTAATCACTTCAAGTAATCTATTATACACGCTTGCTTCAGTTAAAGAATCATTATAGCGAAATACAATAAGGGCTATTCCATTTTCTTTGCACCAGTCTGCTTTTTTTGTATCTCTTTTTTGAGCTTCTTCAAATTCATAGCGAGAAGAAAAAAATCTAGAGGTGTAATAAAAATGCTGGCGACCATGATACTCTGCTGCTATGGCATAGCTTGGACAATATACATCTAGTTTCATTTTATCGCCAATATGAAACTCGTTAAAAATTTCTTCACTAGGGAGAAGCTTTTGCAATATATTTGTCAGTGCGGTTTGTCCTCTAGACATTTTTTTTCTAGACTGCTTCAACCAAGATAACCCTAGTTGATTAATTCTAGAATTAACATTTGCTACAGACATTTCTAGTTCATTAGCTATTTGACTAATGGACATCGATGTTTCTAGTAGAAGATCTATTAGAAATTCAATATCATCATCATTAATGTCTTTTTTACTTTTAGACATATTTAACTTTGCTGTGTCATCGCCTTTGTTAAGCTAACTATTTTTCCTGTATCTATTATAGACATATTTAGATTTTCCCAGACCTTAGATGCTAAGGCTAAACCCAGTACGGCACAATCAAAAAGACAATAATCTACGCCATCATTAAACTCAGATATTTGAGAATAAATGTTATCCAACTTGTCATAATAATTGTGAAATGGAATATTAATTACATGGCAGTCAAATCCAAATACTCTTTGAACTATTTTTTTATCATGAAAAGACACAACTATTTTTGGAGTATTTCTTATGAAATAATTGATAAGAACATCATATACTTCCTTATTATTAAGAAGATAATATTCAAATATGTTTGAGTAAACATACTCTGAGTTTTTATTTAAGCCTATTTTAAAGTGTTTACCAGATTCAATATAGGGAATAAGAGAGTTTGGAATAGCTTTCATTACATTTTTATCAGTATTTTTCAATGAATTAAGAACACTTTTAGCAAAGTGTGATGGGAAAGGGTTGTCACTATTTTTATTCAAAGCAACGATTGAAGACTTTGGAATATTTACATAGGCAAACTTTTCTCTTTTATTCATTGCTAAGGTTAACTTAGTTGTAGATTGTGTTACGTTTAGAATAGTCATTTTGCTTCCAATCAGATCCCAAAATTACCCCAGTCAATTAAGACTGGATTTTCATCAACTATAGAATTAATGTGCTCAAGCTGATGGAATTCTCCACCATCTAATTCAGAATATCTCGCGTGTTTAATTTTTTTATCAGTATCATTAATGTAACCTAAATGTTGCATTATTAGATTACTGTTTAACCAGTAGTTTCTTTTATTAATCCAATCTCTTACGTATGATGGCTCTGAACCACAAGCTAATTTCCTATTAAGGAATGCTCCATTTTCGACAAATCTAAATATTCTAGTGCTATTATTTGGTGTCCAAAGTTTATCTACTCTATACTGAGTATTATTCCACATATGATAAAAGCGAACATTAACTACATCAAAAGGTGATGTTGCTAAAACATCACGAATTGGTAAATCATTTGTATGAAATAGCTTTTCATCACAATCTATAGCTACTACCCAATCACCTATCTCCGCATATTTTTCTAGGTTGGCCCATGCAAAGGCTCTTAGCTTACCTTCATTTTGGGTAAATAATTGTTCGGGCGTTTGAAATACCTCTGCGTACTTTGCAGCTATCTGCGGAGTATTATCTGTAGAACAATCGTCGGTAAAAATAATTTTATCTACTTGAGTAGATAGTTTTTCTAAAACTTCCTCTAAAAATCTAGAAGATTCATTGCGCCCAATCATTTGCGCGAATATCATATGGTTCCAATCTTTTTTAAGAATAGGAAGGGGGATTGCTCCCCCTTCCTATTCAATGAACAAGTACTAGACTTTGATGAGTTGTTCAGCCTACGAGCTGCTCATGAGCCTCTGCAGCCGAGATTCGCTCAATCTCAACATCCTTGACGATCAACTCACCAAGAGTGCTAGCTGGGCGACGATTGCTCATTGCAATCTTTTCTGCGTCTGTCTTATTATTTGCCTTAACAACTGCAGTTGTTGTTACGGTGAAATACTTGAACTTATTATCTGACATTGTATTACCTTTCGTTAATTTGATGGATAATTGATTGCGATATATTCTATCGCATCTTGCAGGTTGTCTGCAAGCTTTGTGGCCATATATTTCATATA